GGGGTGAAGGTGGGAGTCTTGGCATAAGATTGAATTGAATTCTTTTTAACATCCTTCCGCGCCCGTCCGATCTCCTTACTCGCGTCTGCGCTCCCGCGTGTGAGCGCGCGTTGCATCGCGGCCAGGATCACGTCCTGTATCCCTTTCTCGTAGGGGATGGCGATATCCTTTTGCAGCTTGGCCAAATCCTTACTCCGCTTAACCGTGGCCATTACCGCATCTCGGGATTGGGTGAGCACGGTGCGGAGTTCATCTTTGAACTTAGCCTCCAGTGCGTCGAGATCATTCTTGATCTGAGCGTAGTCGATGGTGGTGGGAATATCTTTCTGCGCATAATCACCTTTAATAATCCGTACCAAATAATCCTTATCACTCTCTCCGGACTGCCGAGATTGAATGCTCTTCCCCGGTACGCGCTCAATTAAATACTTCCGACCAGGATCACCACTAGAATCGTGAAGAACTTCAACATCAAATCCGGTTTCTAATCTAACCTTATCGGCAGCTTTATTTACTTGTGACCAAGTCTTGAATCGTTGATTCATCAAAGTATGCCGATTTCCGTGTGTATCCTGATCATGACCTCCTGGTTGGTGATGCTCTTTGACAACTAGATCTTCCGAACCCAAATATTTACGCCAATATCCACGTGGCAAAGAAACCCCATGACTTAATTGTTCAGAACTAAGGTTTATCACGGAGACGCCCTCCTTCTACAGTCCGAACCATACCCTTACCTGGACGATTCTTTTCGGTCCAAGTGGAAAATGCTTTTGCTTCTTTTGCTGATAATTTCATGCCAAAGTATTTGTTAGCACCTAAATTTGATGGTGTTGTCTCAACAACGTAGCCATTCTTTAGTCCCCAAGTATGCTGAACCCAACCATACGGATTCTTTGCATAACCGAGAACAATTGTATCCACCTTACCCTGTGTAAACAATTTAGCCACATTCCAATGACACAATCCGTCTCGCATAGAAACCATTTCTTTATTCTTTGTAGAAAACAATTCACCACGTTTTACAATCTCAGCTAAATCTGGATCTCGCTTAGCCTGTGACTCATCTTGAATACGCCCAGTCAAAATTAAACGTAATTTAGCATAGTTACTTTCCCGAGAAAGACTTTCCTGTATAGCCAACTCAGGAGTCTGACCATCGCGAATGTATACTCGTCTACCATGAATAGTGCGCCAAACGCCCGGACCAAGGCGACGAGGATCACCCCCATCTTCCTCAGCATTCTCCTTAATATCCCCCGCCCAGCCTGTTTCCAATTCCTGAAACTCCTCCGAGCCCAGTACAATCCTGCCCGTGTAAGGTTCTATTGTGCTGAGGTCTAATCCGGCCGGTGCCGCGTACGTGAGCGTGATGTGCGGATGGTAACCATCATAATCCCAACTCGCACCATGATCCAGAAAGTATTGATGACGGGCGGCTAATGGGGCAGAATCGAACTGGAGAACCATAGCACCGTCCTCACCTAAGTGAGTGAGGGTGCGGTCGGCATAATTACCTTCCTCATCAACTGATAACAACATCGCTGGAGGCACAACAGCATAGGCCAATCCTTCCCCATACTGTCCATGCCGGTGAACAACCGCAATTGGCTTCGGAACTTCGCCGAGCTTAGTGGTCTCCAAAGTATGAACAGAATAAAATTCAATTCTTACTATGTCTTTTGCCGGGACACCGCCCGGGACAATGTTTATTCCTTGTCCAATGATCTCACCGCTGGGCCGAAACACCACCAGTGCGGATGTTAATTTTCCAATGGCTTCTTGTGAAAGACCTTTGTCCAAACCTAACTGTCTAGTCTTCTCCAGTGAATACTCAAGAGCACGTTCTTTCCATGATGCGGCCCAAACCACAGACTCACCAGAACCAGGAAGGATCCCACGTTTAAGAATTGACTTTGCAACTCTTCCAACCGTCCCGTGGTATTCTTCAGGAACAAACTGCCCACCATCTTCACTTCCGGCTGGTGCTCTTGGATGCTTCCCTTCATCCCACGCTAACGTCCTCACGCCCTCAGGTGGTATCTCCAATGTCACATCATCATGATCCAACTGTAGCCAATCCACTGGCTCCTTGCTGTAACAGACCGTGACGTGCATATCCTCAGCGGGCAGCGTGGTGTCAAAGCCTACACTCTTGGCCCAGGTGATGATCTCATCCGCATTCTCCACATGGCGGGAAACGTAGAGTGGGCGGGAGATGGCGTATTGTTTTGGCTGTTTATCTTTCAACACCACGGGCAGGTAAAAGAGTGTAGCTTCTTCCACATCCGCAAATGCCTGTATCGGGGTCTCCGTGATCTTGGATATCCACGCGGCGGGTACCCCAGCGTCCCGCACAAAACTGAACCCCCGTCCGGGCCATACACCCTCGGGCTTTGCCTTTAACACTTCCCCGACGGGTACCCGCACCTCCAGCACCGCTGCTCGCCCGCCACCGTGATAGAGTAGAGCGTCTTCCGCCTTGGCGCGGGCTGCGGTCAGCGATGTGGTAAGGAACACTGGCCCCGGTACGCCATTAGTTTTGAATTTAGATAACGCATCCTCCCGCGTACCGATAAATGCTGGGACACGGCTACCTGTTGATATAAACTGCCCTCCATCCTCCCCTTCTGGATCACGGGGGTGTTTAGATTCACCCCATTCTGCGTAAACACGCCCTGCCGCGTCTGCGAACGCGAGTATAGGGGTAGGGCTATCCTTGGGCTGTAGAACACGGCTACGGGCGTCCTGGCGTAACGTCGAGGGTGTTACACGCCCATCGGCATCGGCGGTTGCGAGGATGGCAAGATTATTCATACTTTTATTCCCTCCACCGTACAGTTACTCTTCACACTTTTCTCAATTGCCTTAGCCAATTCCTGATCGCTCAGCTTCCGCAAGTACGGGTTGGTGTGGCGTAGACTGGATGGCCTCTTACCTACTGTGATATAACACAAGCCTTCAAATGTGAACACACTACCAGGAGGACGTTTCTCTGCCTCAGCCTGTAACAGTCGTGCCTTTTCTTTCATTTTATCCATAAAATGCCTCGGTTAGTGGCCACGACGATGCTTAACTTCACGGACGAATATCCTCTATAGGGTGCCAAGCCAGAGAACCCATCCCAGAAGAGTCGGGAGCAAAAGATATCTGTACACGGAATCTTACTTTATCCACTTTCTGAATAACACCAGTAGAACGAAATCCGCCATCCACTCGAACTCTTTTCCCTTTCACCAAATCACGCATTGCAGCCTTCTTCAAGGCAATGTGTGCTTTATCCAAGGATAATCCAGACTTTGGTCCAGTTATAATCTTTCCGCTACCTCCCGCGTTACCAGCAGCCTTTCTAGACAAACCACCTTTCTTCATTGCGTCTTCAACTGAACCACCCGTGGGGATAAAAATCGCACGGCCTTGTATAGTTCTCCATACCCCATTTTCCTCAGCCATCTTTGAAACACGACGTTTCAACTCCTGACCCTTCTGACTCAGTTCCGCAATCTTATTCATATCACTGTCTCCTCAGTTGGAACCGCCACCCGTTGACCATCTTCCATCTCCACCCACACCGCGTCATGCTCTTCCGCAAACTCCCGCATCTCCGCCGACCACTCTGACGCCTCAATCACCTTCGGCGTCTGTGCTTTCTTCAATGGCGTCTCACCACCCTTGGCTATCGCGGGCTTCTTCTCAAACGGATTTGGCTTCTTCACCGCAACCGGTTTCCTGTCTGGCCCTACACCCGCAGGAAGCGTCTCAGGATTCGGCAACACCTCCGGGTTCTCATTCTCCGGGAACCCGAGCACTTTGCGGATGTGTATCTCATCGTCCTCAATCTTGTTCACCACCTGTCCGCCTACCAGCGACGCCCACGCCGTGATGATCTCCAGCCGCTTATCATCCGTCATCGGCAGGAACTTGAACACAGGATAAGATTGCAGGGACGGGAAGTTGAGATCACACAACTGGGGGATCACCTGTGCGTTCATCACCTCCCCGGCCACACTCTGCTGAATCTGGGAGACGACTTGTAAAAATGATCCTGCGCTGGTCTGGCTCCGGGCCAGCGATCCAGTCGTACCCTGGTTAGAGCTCATGCCCATCAACTCCGGTACGAGAATACCACGGGCAATGTGCTGATCAAATCGATCTAACGCGGTCAGGAACAACTCAGTGCTGCCCTTGTTCAACGACTGTGACCATAGCTCCAGCGAATCTTTTGTCGCTCGCGGGATCACACCCAGTGAGGCGTTCTGGATATTCTTCACTACCTTTTTCAGTTCCTCCACCGCATTGCCTGTGTAAGAGTTCGGGTCATACATCGCGAACAGCGGAGCCATGCCGTACCGCTCTAACGTAATCGCCAGCCATTTGTACGCGTTATCTTTTACCCAGAACGCGCGATATGCGGCTTCCAGATCACTTGTACCATAAAAATTCCCGAACTCGTGCGCGTGTGCGTACAGGATAAACTTAGCAGGGGGCAGCGAAGTGTTACCAGAGCCAGTCAACTGCTGCTGCACGCCCTTCAACACCCCGAACTCGTCCGTAAGGAAATCAATATAGTGTGGCTTGATGCTCTGCACACGGGATAAAACTAATTTTCCTTTCCACTCTCCGAGTGCCCGCTCCTCATATAAACGCTCATTAACCGAATACCCGTAGGCGAGTGCACTGAGGATGTTGACCAACACCAGATTCCACCCACCCGGCACAAAGTCCAACGAGTCCTTCACAAACCGTGTGACCTCCCAATCATCATCCTGATCCCCTGGACTGACCACCTCCCACCCTGACGCCAGCACGGAATCGACCTTAAACTTCAACGCGGCCTTCACCTGCTCGTCGCGCCGCATCTGGTCATAGATTTGAAGACCCTTGCGAGTCACGAGCCAGCTTGGATTATAGGGTGAGATAGCCCAAGACGCTGTAAGGCGTGAGGGGTCCACGTACGCGAGCGCCCGCTGCATGTCCGCTTTACTCGGATCCTTAATGGCGGGCGGGGCGAAGAAAGACCCCGCGCCGGGGACAAAGGAAACTGCGAATCGTTTCAACCAAGTATCAGCCATAGTGCTCTCCATAAACTGAGGAAGGCTCATCATGGCCTTTTAACATAAACTTATCATCACCCACGTACCGTGTTATGTGCACAAAACAATCCCCGCCTAACAACTCTTCAATCTCCCACTCCCAACTATCCCTTAAGATAGCTCTAGACAATGCTTCTAGTAGTTCACGTTTATGGTTTGGTACGCTGAAATGCCCTTGCAAGGAACCATTACCGTGTGGTGTCAGAGTAAGTCTTTCCATCCTGATCGGACCATACATCTTTGAAAGTCGCAGCAAATACTCCGGCAAATTATTAGGAAACTGAAAAAGACCTTGTTTATATCGCAACATGATATCTTCTTCCAACCCTTTTGCTCTTTCAGCTAATGCATCAGCCATGACGTTGCTCCTTCGCGATTACAGCCAGCTTCTCGTCGCGGAAGCTTCTTCTGCCTTTGTTATTACCAAACCACCGATGCTGTGTGCACATCGTACAACGCACCTGACGTCTTGAGCGTTTACGTTTGAAGTTCATTCTGCTTCTTCCGTTTCCAACTCTCTTTACTCTTATCGTACCAGTTCATCTTAAACGGATACGGATCATTTGGGTGCTTCATACTAAAATGTACCCACAACCCATTGTTGGTCGCGAAATTGCGATTGCAGATGGGGCAGGCGGTCTGTACGTTAATGGTCATAATCTCTACTTCACCTCAATGCTGGACGCGGAGAATTCGCACGGACCGCAGCCGCGTATCTCTTTGCGCGATATAGCTTCGTTTGATATTCCGGCATTGTGTCAAGACATTTTTCCCGATCTGTACAATCAATCCGACATTCCGGATAACATTCACAACCTCTCTCGGATCGCTTGCTAAGAATAAACATCGCACACCCCCTATTTAAGCTATCCACCGCTACTCAACTCCCGACTATCTCATCTGTATCTGCCCACACAAATTGATCCAAAGGAAAATGTTTACCACAACCAACACAAAATGTTCCATTATAGAACTTAGGATCGCGCGCATAGGTTTCAGCTAATATCAACCCCATACGAGTCAACACGCCACAACCGGGAGCCTTTAATCCAGACTTGGCCGGATTACTCGGGTCTACCTCATGTCCACCAACGCCGACATGAATATAAGAATCACGCACCGGCCGCACAAAACCCTTCTTTCGTTCATTTGCTGACAATACCACGTAATCCTTCTGCTGCCCGTCACCACGATCTTGCGTATGTGAACGATCTTCCGGAACCGGACTGCCGTCGGTTAAGACTTGTTGGCTGCGATCAACAGGAGGAACGATAGGTGGCGGGGAGAGCTTCTTTTTTACTGCGTCAATAAGTCGTCTGGTCTTACTCTCACGACGAGCCACGTCATCTTCATTCTCAGGCTGTGGCCCAAGTGTGACCAATCCGACGGTACGAGCCTCCAGTTCCGATACCAATCGCTCAAGCCGTGCAATTCTATCTTCAAGTGTGGCGACACTCATGACTTCTTCCTCAACACAAAATGGAATACCTTCTGTTCATCAATACGGAACGCCAACATATCCTGCCCTGTATCGTCCACCTCAGCCACAGGAATCGATACCTGACCACCCAATCGTTTAAGAAGTATGATCAGCAACTGATCCTTAAAATCATCCAACACCGCCGCATGTAGTGGGGCATTCCCACGGGCCATGTCTATCCCTTTACCCATGAGTCACCTCATCATCCCAGTACATCACCTTCTTCAGCGCCACAATCGCCGCGTCAATCGCAGCCCGACGTGCAAACAGATCCTTCAACGTGGCCAAGTTATGTTTTTCATTCTCATCTGATTTGATCGGCTGCTCTTTCACTCTATCACGGGGGCAGACGTGATCCAGAGTTAAGTTACCACCACAATGAATGCATACACCATACGTAGGGAACTTAAAGTTAGTGGGCGCGGGTGTAGTGCCTACTACATTACCCGCAGATATAGTTCCAGTTCCAATCCCTGTCGTGGCAGACATCGTTCCTATGGAGAAATTAGATTTCGATTGTACCGGTGCGGACAATACCGTGAATTTAGATGTCAAAATTGGCTCTGGCTGCTTCTCGCTCACTTCCTTCTTCGGATTCTCTGGCAGCTTTGCTCCCGGCACCAGCCAATACTTGTACACCGCTCGGCCCGATTCGGCCGCATCGTACTTCTCCCGACCGATCACCGCGTGTTTGCGGTAGAGCACATAAAGCTCATTCGCCACCTGAGCCTTACCTGCAAATGACCCACGAGAATAAATCTCATCGGCGGACAGTCTTACATCGCCCGCTGCTTTGATAATAGAAAGGATTTGCTCTCGTGTACTTTGTTCCGGCTTAACCATTGCATCCATAGACGCCTCCGGCATTGGGTTATCGAAATAACTTTTGAGCGTACTGTGGCGGGTACGGATCGTGGTCCCGCCAATTAAGTCTATCGTGGTCGTACCGTCCTTATGCCGCATCGCCACGATCCCGTGTGATCCGTTTTCTGTGGTCACTGGGTGTCCGACTTCCATGATCGTTATGCACTCACTTCCATATTACTCACTTCCGCGAATGAGGGTGAGCGTGGGGCACGGTGTAGATACGGATCACCCGTCGCCTTCCACAACTCTAGCTGATGGCCTACGGATAGGAGTTCATCACCCTCCACGTTCAAAGTTTTCAACGCGGCGATGATCCGCCGGTTGGACTCTACAGATTGACGCAATCGCCTACCCTCACGCACCAATACCATTACGGCTTCGCTTTTGGTCATTTTTACTCCCTCACATATTCCAAGGTGATCCGGTGTCTTCTGCTGCCACCGCGGATTCTGCGGCCATCGCTGTAGACATATTAACAGGTAATACTCTTCCAAACTTTACGAGATACTGCGAGGCTGCATCGACTTGGTCCCAGAACGCACCGGTCGGCACACTCAACCACTCATGCATAAATGCTTCTACCCACGGCTCCTCATCTGGGTGTGGCAGCAACACATTACCTGCTTCATATAATGGAACCACTGCCTCTGCCCGCGCCGTCTTACTTCCCTGAGGCTCAATCGCGATCACGCCCGGCAATTCCTTTGCCAGTGTTTCAATAATCGCAGGACCGTTCGCCTTATCCTCAATCAGGATCGCATTCGTATTCGGAAACCGACCCCGCATCGTCCGTAAATCCTTCACCGTGCCGGAAAACGTCAGCCGCTTCCGGCTCTGTGCCAATAAATAATGCCTGTTCCCACGCCTGCCCCACGCCTGCGTGACCACATAGGAAGAAGTCTTGGTGTCCTTGAACGCCGCGTCTGTGCTCAATGCTACAAGATCGAATAATGGATTCTCACCCAACTCCGCACGTCGGTAGAACTTAAAGTCTTCCTTCTTAATAATACCGCCGCCCTTAGGCACGGGTCTGCCCTGGTACAACGCGGCAAAGTTGTATGATCCCAACACCGTGCGTATCTGCTCCAACCGGGATAACGGATACCGCTCGGGGTGTAACGCCTCACCCTCGTGCCGGATCAATTCTCCGGTCACGGTATCGAACTCGTCTTCCTCCGCAATCGCCGGTAAACGTACAACCCGCCATTGCTCCCCGCCCTCAAACTGTGCTTTGTACAGTAACCGACCGGCGAGATCGTCTTCATGCCACCGCGTCATGATCAGCAATATGCCAGACAGCGGGGAGGCACGAGAGTAGAACGTGGTCTCATACCACTCCGCAATCCCATTCCGCTCCACTTCACTATTCGCCTGCTGAGCGTCTTTCACCGGATCGTCTATCACCCCGATATCAAACCCCATCCCAGTGATGCCTTCACCTACGCCCGCCGAACGGTATGAACCTAAGTGCTTGACGATCTCAAATATGTGTGCGTTACGTAAAGGTTGCCCGGATAGAGTGGCGATGTTGGTGCTGTGTAATTTGGTATCAGGAAAGATGCGCCGGTACACGGGCTGATCCATCACGCGCTGTACATCCCGGTTCATCCGCTGAGATAACGGAGCAGCATAGGAACAGGAGATGAAATTGGACTTAGGAGCCTTACCGAACGTGTACGCAGGGAACCTTCTAGAAGCCACTTCAGATTTGCCGTGCCGAGGCGGGCCGATAAACATCAGCCTCGGATTTAGCCCCGCCCACACATCCAGCAAGAACTGATCCAGCTCTCGGCACAACCGCTCTTGAAAGTAGCCCCACAGGATATTGGGCATCGTGGCCTGAGTGAAGCCTTTGAGTGACTCGCGGGCGGGAGCGTAACGACGTCTGAGCTCTAACTCCGCCTGTGCCCTAATGTGAGGGGGCACCTCGTTGCGGGCTAAGGCGGTTTGGATCATAATTACTTATAAAAGGCCGGAGAAGCATTACTGTCATGGATATCTTCAACCTTCCCGGTCTTTGTATTACGAATCTTTAAATAATCGCCGTCCCTGGAGGTGACCTTCCATTTTCCAGCTAAACTACCGTGTATTCCATGATCAAAGGTATCTCCAACCTTCAAACCTTTACCGAATGCTTTACGCTCATCCATCGGGATTGGATCACCCGATTTATGTTCACCGGGTTTGCGCGCTGACTCCCACTTTCGGCTATCTTCTGGTTTATGTTTAGCCTCTACGTCTTGTTGCTTTTTATCATCACGGGATACCCCAGACTTTTTACCACCCAAACTTTTCTTCAACGCGTCATCAAAACTTTCACCTTTACCAATAAATATTCGCCGACCTCTAACTGTACGCCACACACCATCAGAATCATCAGCTAATTTGGCTACACGACGTTGAAGTGATTTACCCTTCTGACTCAGTTCCCGGATAGTTGTACGCATAATATTAATCCACCCTTTCTGCCGTACCGTTAATCACATGTCCACGGGCTACTGCTACAGCTTCCCAACCGTCACCGTACCATCGCTTTAATGCCGACTTCACCATCTTAACTTTTGTCTCTTCTGTATGCTTCTTACCAACCCAAATGGCCTGTTGTTTATTTACTGCTGACATATATGCTATCATCTCAGGAGTATGTTTCCAACCCAAACCCTTACCCGTACGTCCAGCAGATATATTGGCTTTTCCTTCCGGAGAATGGTGCCGACCCAACATTGGTGACGGCCGAAGCCTACGCGCAGCAGATATTCGTGCACACGTTTCTGGTGAACGCTTCAGACCACGTCCACCCTTAGAGATCCGAGCACACGTCTCAGGCGAATGATGTGTACCCTTCTTCAACTTGGATATCTTTTCGCAGTGTTCTGGAGATAGTGTTTTCCCTTTGCTTCCCGCCGAAATAGCAGCACAAGCTTCTGGTGAACGCTTTTTACCCGTCAAAGCCTTTGATATCTTTTCACAGGCCTCCGGAGAATTTGTTTTTCCTTTATGTGAGTCAGAAAGCTTTTTACAGTGCTCTGGAGATAACTTCTTTCCCTTCCTTGCGGCTGACACCTTAGCCCTACCTGCATCCGAAAGAGTATTTCCAACCATTGCTCTACGAAGCCAACCGTATATCTTATTTGCACCACCTCTAATAGCCATTACCCCTGCAGCGTACGCAAGTTTATGACAACCAGGGTGCATTTTTACAAGAAGCTGATGAGCAACAAAATGTTCTTCCGGTGTAAGTCGGACAATATTGCGTTTAGAGTTATCACCACCCATACAGCGGGGAATGACGTGGTGTTTCTCTTTATACCCTCTAATATGCCGATGCCGTGCCCGGAAAATAAGTTGATCGTAGTGTTTTTGATAATTCATAAAAAGTCACCTATTCATCAACACGTGTTGCTTCACCATTCACGGTATAGCCTCTAGCGATTTGCTCTAGTTCAGAATCTGACATCTCCGCCACAGCCTTGAAAAATACTGGGTTGTCTGGATCACCGATGATCATCTGTGCTGGTTTACCCTCTATCCGATCAAACACTTCTCTGGCAGCAGGGATACTGCCCGCTCGAGCTAACTTAATCACCTTCCCTGCGATCGCCTCCAAGCCCGCTACAGTATTGGCTCGTGATTTCAACTTGAACACTTTGGCCAACTCAGCCATAAAAGCATTCTTCACCAGCCGACCGTTACGATAATTCTGACTACCTTTAGGTGCACCCGCACCGGGTAACGGACCCGTACCCTTCATGAGTCTATTACCGTTACGCAGAATGGGTCTGGAAGGTTTAGTACTGAGTGATACAGCAGTGGAATTATTCTTCTGTTGCTGCGGTGGAGCGGAATGTCCATTACCACGCAACTTAATGCGTGGAGTGGAACGGGATGCGGATGATGCGTTACTCATACTGAACTAATTTCGCCATAATGATTTATTACCCTATCGTCTACCCCGGCACCGGGTCCAATCTTACCCCTGCAAAAGTAAGCTCGTAAAGGATGAATTTATGGCACTTGCAAGCCATTGATTTAATTAGGGTAATTAGCTCGTGATTTAATACTTTACTTATTGCACATGTCGGCAGTATAATTTCGGCATAGTAACGAGGATGTGATTCTGGTCAACCCCCCGGAGGATCGGTGGTCTTCCGGGGCAGAAAGTCAAGCTCCAGTACTCGTTAGGCCACCGACCTCTCCGCTAGTTCAGGGTGACGATAAATAACCGGACTCAGTTTCCGTGTTGATAGGTCCCGCGTGATGCGGTCACCGACAAGCAGTAAGCCCTTACCGGCTGAAGCGTTCAACCGAACCAAACTGAGTGGGATGAAATCCGTTCCCCCCACCAAAATGCGAACCGTCTTGACGCTGACACTTTAATTAGGTCGGCTGGTACGGTGCCATATTCATACAACACAAAATTAGCTCAGCGTAGGTGCTGAGTGCTCAGACCGAAGATGTCAGTAGGGATGCCGCAGATGACGCGGAGAAACCGATAACACTACGGAGCGCACCCAGCGACACCACTGTTGCTCCCTGTGAATTATGTCGCCGCGCCTTACGGTTGCAACTCCCTAATCCAAATCGATGGAGTCCGTGATACGCAGCCTGTGGTAGCCGTGATAGAACGTGAGATCAGTGTGAGTGATCCATAAATTCCGTCCACGTAGCGCCAGGTTGATGCTGATCCGGTGACGCACATAATTATGTGCAGATGTAGTAACGCCTAAAGAATGTTTTCCCGCAGCCCTCTTCCCGAAACAACACGTCTGACCGACGGTGAATACGGAAAGGAAGTCGGCTGTAGGGAATCACATTCCACACCGTGATTCATTTTTACCCACAACGATAAAGGATCACCGACCATGAATATCCAACCCACCTTCAACCGCTGCACCAAAACCCGTTACCGTCGCGCCGTGGCCAAAGTGTACGCCACCGTCCGAGGCGTGCCGTTTCAACAAGTGTTCAAATCCGTTGAAGCCGCAGAGCGTGTAGCTGCTCAGTTCAACGGTTTCATTGTCCCACTCCACTAACAGGAAAAATCACATGGCCAAACCGAAAGTGATCAAAAAGCTGCCGCCGCCCAAGAAGATGTCTGCAAAAGAAGCCAACGCAGCTGCGAAGCGCAACTCCGACGCCATTCAGGGTAAAGTGGCAAAGGAACCAAAAAAGACCGCTGCCGACATCGACGCCGACCATGCAATCATCGCACGGGCAGCGAAACGTGCCGGAAAAGCTTCCAACGCCAAACTCCGAGTAATGGTACGGAAAGCACCAGAAATCCCAGTGATCAAACCGTACGTCTTCCAGGATTGTCATCACCGTACCTTTCTACTCCTGGAAGAGAAGAGCGGACACAATCGGTACCTCACCGTGCGGGATGAAGAAATGCAGGTGATCAAACTCAATCACGATCTCCCGCGCCGTGACCCGAGCACCGGAATCCTGATCGATCAGGAAACCACCAGCACCACCGATCTGCACCCGGTGATGAACAAAGACGACGCCACGCAACCGTACGATCTTAAGAAAGCAGCACAGAAATTGTTTGACTCGCTGATCGTCCGGACGTACGCTGCAACCTGTGAACTGTGTCGTATCCTCGGGAAGCCCATACCGGAGCTTTCCGAAGCCGAGCAACAAGCCCGAGCCGCCGCCGCTGAACGCCTGAAAGCAGCCCGAGCGCAACGCCAGAGCAATCTGGAAACTACCCGCAGTAATAACCCGCAACACAACGACAAAGGAAACGCCACTATGAGTACCAAGAAATCCAGCAAGAAAACCGCAGCCGCAAAGAAAACCACCGTCGTCGCCGCCGACACCCGAAAGATCACCCTCTTGGTGAAAGAAAATCCGAAGCGTGCCGGGTCGGATTCCCACAAACGGTTCTCGCTGTACAAAGCGGCAAAAACCGTCGCCGACTTCCTGAAAGCCGGGGGCACGGCGTCCGACATCAGTTGGGACACTGACCACAAGTTCATCAAGGTGTCGGCTGCGTAAGTTGCGCAATCGGTTCTCCAAGCGAATTCTGCAGTGAAGGGAGTTCGCTTGTGGGGACAGTAGCGTTTTGTCCATCACAACCATAAAGGAATCTTTCATGAGAGTAGAAACCACCGGCATGATGTCAGGCATCCGCGTCATCTTCGAACCAAAAGATTTGTCGCCGAGTGACCAACGTGATCTGTTCATCATGATGCTTCGGCATTTAGGCTTTGTCAAAGCCCTCAGCAACTCCGCAGTGGCCGAGATCGACGCACATCTGATTGACCTTGCCAAGAAAAGTGGTGGTATAAATGGCTAATCTTTCCCATACCACCAAGGTCGCTGTCCGCCGTGCGATCAAGGCACTACAGACTCTGGACAAAGCTGAAGACGAACAACGGGCTTTGCTAGAATCACACGGCTACCAAGTCATCGACTCCCCGATACGAGTGCACTCGCGACGTACCCTCGCCACCCTTATCGCCGAGAAAGCCGGGTTCACTTCCCGAGCAGCACTGGAAGCCTTCGCCCGCAAGTACCATCTGCTGTAAATCATCCACAACGATAAAGGAAACCCGTAAATGAAACCTTCACTCATCGCTTACGCTCTCACCTCCCTTATCACCGCCCATCAGCCTTGCTTTATCTGGGGACAGCCTGGGGTGGGCAAATCCCAAACCGTAGCCCAAGTCGCCAAGGCCATGAAACGCCAGTTCATCGACCTACGCCTACCGCTGCTCGACGCAGTAGACTTGCGTGGTATCCCGACCATCCTGAACGGCAAAACGGTTTGGAACACTCCGTCCTTCCTCCCACGTACCGGCAAAGGCATCCTGTTCCTGGATGAGTTAGTTCAAGCCGTGCCAATCGTACAAAGCGCAGCCAGTTCACTTATCCTTGATCGGCGCATTGGCGAGTACGAACTTCCGGAAGGCTGGGACGTAGTGGCTGCGGGCAATCGTGAGACCGACCGAGCTGCTACCCAACGGATGCCAAGCCACATCGCCAACCGCTTCACCCACCTTCAATACGATGTGCATTTGGAAGACTGGGTTGCGTGGGCGCTGACACACGATGTGGAAGCGGCAGTGATCGCGTTCCTGAACTTCCGTCCCGAGCTGCTCCACAAGTTTGATCCGGCGCAGAAAGCCTTCCCCACGCCTCGCTCCTGGGAGTTCGTTTCCCGCATCATGAAGCAAGGCATGGCGGATGA